CGTTTTCTTTTTCTTCACAGATGTATTCCACATCTTGAATTGATTCTGAAATTAGTTTTATATTCATGCGCCTGGGTGTCCTTGTGCAACTTCTTCAATGTAAACAGCGCAATCACTACTAGCAGTTTCATTGATTACTGAAATACGGAATTCAGTTTCGGCTCTATCGTAGAGAAGAAGTCCAGGCCCTGTCAGGTTTTCAGTTCCCTCTTCTAGTACTATTGCATTGGCACCTGTATCGCTTTCATTATTTTGTGCTACAGGAACGCCAGAAGCAAATCGTAGTGCCCGTTCTACATCAGGAACTACTGTTGTTGTAGTTCCTGCTTTTAAGTAGAATGCATTTGAAGAGGTTGCTACAGGGTAATCATCTGAAATAAGAAAGAGAGCATCTTGACCAGCAAACTCTGTTACTCTATATGAAGAAGCTGGGGATAATTTGCCAAGAATAGCTTCATGTGCTGCATCATCAGCTGTCTGTGCAGCGGTGACTGTTCCAGCAACTCTTAATGTTTTAAATGACATACCCTACTCCTATGTTGCTAACATTTCTTTTTCAAAGTATCTCATAAGTTCTTTTTCAGTAACACCAAACTTTTTAGACACTTCTCTTATAGTTTTCTCAAAAGTATTTAGGAAATCTGAAGGTTTAGCATCCATGATTTTGAAGATAGAATCGACAGCTTTTCGCATCTTAGGAGATAATTTCTTGTATTCCTGTGATGTTTTGTGTTCATCTTTCTCAAAAACTGTGGTTTGATAAACTTCATCAAGTTTCTTTAACATCATCAACCTTACTATTGACAAAAGAATTAGCTAATTCTTGTCTATTAGTTTCTAATGAGTTACCAACTTTACTCATCATAATATCTGAAAATTCAGATTCAGCTGATAAATTA